TGTTTTTGCTTTTAATTTTTGACTTCCAACACCGCATTCAAATCCAATATCAGCATTTCTACAACATAAAGAAGTTCTTGCTTCAGGATAAAGAATATATAAAGGAGTATTATTAAAAGAATTTTGTATATTTGTTTCCCAATCTCCTCCAAAATCCTTAATACCATATCTTCCTGCATATCCTCCTATTAAACTTGTATATATTTTCCAACCATTTTCTGCAGACTGTTCTATTTGTCCTCCAACTTCATCTAAACCACTTCTATCAAATATTACAGCAGTGCTCCATAATTCATAATCACATCTTCCTCTTGTATTAATACTGCTGCCAAACATTCTTCCACCTCTATAAAAAGGAGTTGTTTTAAGAGCTGAACTTTTTCTTAATTCTTCATCTGCTTCAGTTCCAGCTACACTTTGACAATAATCTGGATGTAAAGCCCAAAATATATCTGTATTTTTAGGAGCATATGACCAAGTAGATGATATAACAGACATTCCTATTCCTTTATATAAAACATTATTATAAGATTTATCTACAGAAGAAGATATATAAACTATATCATCATCATCATTACAAAAATCTGTTATTTTTTTCTTATTAGAATTATCATATGTAGTAGGTATAACATATTCAAATCCAGTAGATCTTATAGAATTTCCATAAGGACCTGATCCATCTTCTTTTTGTTTTACAAAAACAGCATATACTTTTGAAGTATACTTTACTGGATAATTAATTCCTACATTAGGTATTGTATATAATATGTCTCCAAGAGATACATAACCAGGAGGAGGTTTTGGACGACATATTACTGTTCTATATCCTCCATATGAATGAACCCATTTATCTATATGCTGTCCTTCGTAATTACCATTTCCTGTATAAAGTTCGCTTAAAGGTTGAATAATAAAAGGATAATTTACAAATTTATTATAACTATCAGGTTCTGTATTTGTTGTATATGATAAACTTCCTGTAGATGTTATACATAAAAAATGTAAATATGATGTTGTAATTATAGTTTGATATGGAGGTGATGACGATGTAGTTGAAGTTATAGATGAGAAATTTGAGTTTAAACGAATTGTACTTCCTACAGATAAAACTCCAGAGTTAAGACGAGGATTTGGACAAGATACTATAAAACCAATACTTTCATCTCCTGTAGTAACATCTGTAAGAATTGGAACAAATGTTGTTGGATTTATTGATAAAAATTTACTTTGTCCCATACAATAAAGCCCTATTGTATCATTCATATATACTTTTTCACCATATTTTTTATAACTTCCATCCATTGTTTTACAATACACTTTATAACTACTATTATTATTCCAATCTGGTTCTGCTGGATTGTACATACTTTTTATTAAACCACTTCCTGATAACCAATTATAAGTTCCATCTCTATTTTTTATATACTGTCTTAATGATACAATACTTCCAACTGTTATTTCATCTTTATTACAATATATTATAAATGTTTTCTCAACACTCATTATCTTCTAATTATTATTCTCAAAGAAAAAAATATTTTTTCTTTATTTATTATAATTAGAAGATAATGAATTATATTATCGGTCTTCGGACTCCAACCCTCATATTATTCATACTTATATTAGTATATTTTTTAATATTGAAAAAAAACAATGAACATTTTCAATTGATTCCAGAAGAACAAGGTATTGGAGAACAATATTGGGAAAAAGATAAAGTAGACCCTTCTGGTTCTATTGATTATATGTCTTGGGATAAAAAAACTACTGATGCTATATGTATTGAAAATGAATATGATTTATATAGCCCTGATGATGATTCTTGTTTTCCAAGAGACCCTACAAATATTACAAAATCATATGGAACAAGATATTCAAAAACATATGATAAGCTTGATGAACAACCTTGGTTTGATAATAATAATGCTAGACAAAATTTTTATCCTGAAATTTTCTATATTCCTTATGAAAAAGATGGTATTAAAAAAACTCTTGATAAAGATATTACTATAACTCCAAGAAATGGAAAAGGTAAAACTTGTCTTAATAAAAAGAAAACTCTTATTGATTCTCTTCCATCAACTCAAAGAATTCAATGTAAACAACCTAATCATTGTGAATATAAAACAAAACTTGGCGGTTCAAATTATACAGCTTCTAGACCTGTAGAATTTGAAAAAGTTAGCGGAACTTGCGATGGAATTGATATTCAAACAAATTATAATAATTTTAAATCAACACAAGCATCAATCGCATCATCTTTAACATCACGATTAACAATGTTAAGAACACTTTAAGTAAATATTATATTTATAATTTTATTATATAAGCTAATACATAGAATGGCGGCATATTTTCATGAGGAGCTGTTGTTCCAGGAGTCCAACTTGTTCCTCCTTGACCTCCAGTATATGTTGTTTTACCACTTTCATCTGGACCAGATGAACCTTGATCGTTTACATTACCTAAATCAACTCCCTCTCTATCTGGTCCAACTCCCCACCAATCTCTACCAAAACTATGTCTATGAGAAGGCATCTCTGATAAAGTTAATATATGTTGTTCTTTTCCACCAGTTGTTCCAACAGTTCTTGATGTTATAACTTGACCATTTGTATCAGTATATTGAGTTGAATTAACACCTAATATAAATCTTCCTCTTAAATCAGGAGTTATTAAAGGAGTTCCAGCAGAACTAGTTACTGTTTGACCATTACATAATGCCCATCCTGCAGGAATAGATGTAACACTACCATTCCAAGCAACTATAACACCTGTAGGAATTGTAGTTGTAGTTTGAAATTTTTCTTTTATTCCTTTTTCTGAGTGAGAAAAAAACTGTTTATATATAAACAATGCTATTACTATTAATCCTATTGTTTTTAATGTATCTTTATCAAACATCTTTATATTGAATATTAGAAAAAATAAAATTTTATTAAAAATTATTATTATCTTTTAATAAAATTTACGCTCTAAATATTTTATTACATCTTCTTAACTTTGTATCAAAATACTCTCCTGGACCACACTGATAACCTATCTTTTTTATATTCTTCTCTATCTTTTTTACCTCTTTTTTAACAGCTCCTGGTTCCATCTCAAAATAATTATCTATTATATTTGTTAATTGTATCTTACTTTCCTCTGACTTATTTATCATGTTTTCATACTCTTCTATCTTCTTTTTTAATCCAATTATCTTTTTCTCTGACTCTTCATTTCTCTCACTTATCATACTACGATTATTTAAAAGTATATCCTCTATTTTTTTCTCACACTTATATTTCTCCTCCTCTAACTCTCTCTTTATGTTTTCTAATTCCTCTTCTGATTTACTTATCATTCTATCATATTTTTCTACCTTATTTCTCAACTCACTCATCATTGTCTCGTAATCCTCTTTATCTTTATTCATATCTCCTCTTAATGCTTGGATAACATCATTACTTGAAGACTTAATATCACTTATTTCTCTCTCACATTTCTGTTTCTCAATCTCTAACTCATCTCTCATCTTTATCATATCATCATCTGCCTTCTTTATCATTGTATCATATCTATCTATCTTATCATTTAATAAAGATATCTTTTTATCATTCTCCTCTCTCTCTTTACTAGAAATAGAAATATTTCTTGATTCTATAGATGCTATCTTATTTAAACACATCTCTCTTTCACTCTCTAACTCTCTCTTTACATTTTCAATCTCTTCTTTAGAATTTTCTATCAACTTATCATAATCCTGTATCTTTCTATTTAAAGATTCTATCTTCATATCACTTTCCTCTTTTTCTTTTCTATTAATTTCATCTTTTTGTAAAGACAACTCTTCCATCTTTCTAACAGACATTTCTCTCTCATTTTCTAATTCTTTTCTAACACTTATTAACTCTCTTTGAGATTCCTCTATCATTCTATCATATTCCTGTATCTTCTTATTTAAATTTTCTATTGTAGAACTGCTATCATCTCTCTCTTTATACACCTTTCTCTTAACAAGACCCATCACTTCAATATTCTTTGATTTAATTGTATCTATTTGACTTTGACATTTTGATTTTTCCTCTTCTAGTTCTCTCTTTATATTTTCTAACTCTTCCTCTGATTTACTTATCATTCTATCATAGTTTTCTACCTTACCTCTCAATTCATTCAATAGTATCTCATGATCATCTCTTTCTCTACTAATCTCTCCTCTTAAAGATTGAATAACATCGTTATTTGAAGATTTAAGACCACTTATTTCACTTTCACATTGTTGTTTTTTATTTTCTAGTTCATCTTTTATAACACTTAATTCGCTATTTGATTTATCTATCAATCTATCATACTCATCAATCTTTTTATTTAAAGACTCTATAATTCTTTCATTTTGTTTTCTTTGTCTATCTGAAGCATCTCTATTCTTTTCTTCTATATTATTAATATTTCTAATACACATTTCTTTTTCATTTTCCAACTCTTTCTTTACACTTTCCATTTCATCTTCTGTTTTCTTTATAAGTCTTTCATAATTATCTATCTTTCTGTTTAATGAATCAATCTTCATATCACTTTCTTCTTTTTCTTTTCTAATAATATCATCTTTCAAAGAAATTGTATCATCTATCTGTTTAACACACTGTTCTCTTTCGTTCATAAGTTGTGATTTAACAGAGTTTATCTCTTCTTCAGAAACACTAATTAATCTATCATATTCTTCAATCTTTTTATTTAAAAAATTAATCTTATTATTACTTTCATCTCTTTCTTTATTAATTTTTTGTTTAACAAGACTCATTACTTCAATATTCTTTGATTTAATAGTATCTATTTTATTTGAACATTGATCTTTTTCTTGTTTTAATAATTCTGTTAACTCTGATACAACTCCATTTACTTCTTCTAATCTAGTTAATAACTGAGGTCTATCACTAGTTTCATTTTCTAATTCAATAAACTTTTTACTAGATTCTTCTAGACGTTTTTGACTTTCTGTTAAATCATTATCACACTTCATATTCTTATCCATCAAATCTTGAGTTCTTTCTAATAAATCTCTTTCTTTATTGTATTGTTGTTCTATTGTTTCTTTATATCTTTCTGTCTCATTACGCATCTCATTTATCAATTGTTTATTTTCTTCAATAATTTCTTCTAATTTTCTATTCTTCTCAACAACATCTAACAAATTTGATACTTGATCTTTAAGATTATCATTTTGCATCTTTACTGACTCTATATCTATATTTAAAGAATTAATATCATTTAAGAGTTCTTGTTGGGTTTTATTTAATTCAATTATAAGACTTTCCTTATCTGATTTATCAATATTTAATTCTTCAATCTTAGATGTTGATTCTTTAAAATCAGAAACAACTTTTTGATATCTTTCCTCCATTTCTTCTGCTCTTTTGTTTGTTAAACAAACACGACTCTTTACTTTTACTTCATCTTCTATAGAATCTAATAGTTCTATAAGACCATCAAGTTCTGACTTTAAAGAAGAATTATCAATAAGTAATTTTTCATTTTTAGAACTAAGATCACCAATCTGACTAATACCTTCTTTTGTTTGTGATTTATAAATTTTCAAACGACGAGATAAACTTCTCAACTTTGTTTTTTGTGTCTTTTTAACACAAGATGGTAAAGATTTATTATTTACTTTTGCATATGCATATGCAACTTCTTTAGAAACTCTAGTACCATTCAAATAATAAATATTTCCTTTACCATTTTTACTTTTAAAACATTCAAGCATTTTTAATTATAACTAAGAAAAAAAATTATTTTATATTTTTTAAAAATTTTAATGCTTTATTTATTATATTATTTATATAAGAATTATTAAAATTACCGGACCCTGTATCTTCTCTTGAAAGTTCAAAGGTTCTTTTAATTTTAGATATTTTTTTTAATATATATTTTGCTTCTTTTATATTATTTTCTATTTTATATATTATATTTTCAAAATCTTCAATTTCAGTTTCATTTAATAATGGAAACATCGAGTCTTCTTCAAACGCATCGCTTCCAGTCTTCGGGTCCCGGTCCTCATCGGACAATTGAAGATTGTCATTATTAAAATTAAGTTCTTCTAACATATTTGTAATATCATTTTTATCTTTTATAAAAGACTCTAATTTATTTAATAATTTATTTTCAATATCAAATATTTGTTTTTGAGTATTATTCCAGTCGTTAGGTTTTCGAATGATGGTCGGGACCCGAAGACCGGAAGTTTCTTCTGAGTTAAGAAATACCAGACCTGGTACCCGGATTACCGGATCCAAAGTTTCCTTTTCCGGATTACCGGAGCTCTCCATAACATTAGGATCTTGGTCCCTAAAATCAGAGTGATGGGGAGCGATGCGATGGTTTAGAATAAAAAGTTCATTTTTTAAATTTTCATTTTCATCTTGATATTGTTTAATTTGTTTTTTTAAAATTTCAATTTCTTCCAAAAGTTTATTTGGATTTTTTTGATTAACTTTTTTATATTCTATTTTATTTATTTCTCGCAAACCTTTTCTCATAAAAGTAGGAAGTTTTTTATTATTGGATTTAGCATAAGCTAATGCTGTAATTTTATTAACTCGTTTTTCATTTATATAATATACAGGTCTTCCATTACTATCTTTTATACATTCAAGCATTTTATTTCTTTATTTAAAAGAAATAAAATATTTTAAATATCCTTTTTTAATTCTATTTTTTTTAAGTTCTAAGATCTTGATTACAAATGATTTACCATATCTTTTAATTTATCTACAGATGCTCCACTAAAACGCTGAACTATCTCACCATCTTTAATTGCAATAAAAGTAGGCATAGCTTCAATCTTAAATTCTTTAGCTACATCTGGACATTCATCTACATCATAAACTACAAAATTAATTTCTGTATGTTTCTCTTTTAATTCGTTAAAAGTTGGCTTAATACGCTGACAAGGACCACACCATTTTGCGGTAAAATCAAGAATATGTTTTCCAGTCTTAAAGGTATCCATTTTGTATATAAATTTTAATTATTTAAATCTATTAAAAAAGTATTTCACAATTTATTCATAAGATATTATTTTATATTAATTCTTTATCTAGTTAAGACACCTGTTAGGGTCGGGACCCGAAAACCTATAATCAGAATCCTACATTTTGAGAATTTGAATATATCGATTTATATTAGGAATTTCTTTAAACCCAGATATCCGCGGATCTTCAAACTCTTCAATTAAATAAACAGTTTTATTTTCTATTTTTTCTAAAGTATAATTTCCGCAAGGACCACAGTGATCTTCATTTGATAAATCTATTTTACGGTTTATTTTTATATTACAATTTTCTATTCTCCATCTACCAACTAGTGTTTGTAATCCGGAGTTTAGCTCCGGTAATCCGGAGTTTAGCTCCGGTAATCCGGAGTTTAGCTCCGGTAGTCCAGGTCCTGATACAGGTATTTCTTTTCTTCTAAAATTTTTTAGTCGAAGACCCAAGGTCTTCAGAAGATTAGTTATGTATTTCATAATATATAACTAATATTTTATATTTAAGTATATAAATCAGTTAATAAAATTAAAAAGTGAAATTAAAGGGTCTTTTAATTGCTACTTCCGGTATCTTCAAAATTAGATGGGTCATAAGTCTTGTTAAATATAATATTATAAAACTTAGAAACTCTTGGAGCAAGTGTATTAAAAGTTCCTATAACAATATAATAAGTTCTTCCGGTCCCCAAGGTTCCGGTTCCTTCAAATTCTCCTGGAATAATTAAATGTAATTGCTTGCCACAAACTCTATATAACTGTATATCTTCATAATATATATTTGTTTTATTTAAAGATTTTACACGTTTCTTAAAAAGTTCAAAACTAGCAGACTTATTAGAATTTGAATATTCATTATCATCAAGAATTCTTACACAAATATCCATTTTATCAGTAAGTCTAATACCATTATACTTTAAACGGTCTTGAGCATCTCTTATAAAAAAATAAAGGTCAGAATCTTCTTCAAGAAACTTTGATTTTGTTTCATAAGGCATACGCTTAGAAGGTTCTTTAAAAATTAAAGGGAAAGTATTACCTGTATATTCAGGACCTATTTCTTGGAGTCTAGAGATGGAACTATCAAAAAATACTCCGGTAATCCGATCCTCGGGTTCGGTAATCCGGTCCTCGGGTCCGGTAGAATTTGCCATATTAACATTTGATGTCATTTTAATTTAAAGTTTAGAAATATTTAAATAATAAAAATAAAATTAGGATTATTACAATAGTTTTAAAATTTATTTTTTGGTTAAAATTATTTAGTGTATTTTTTAAACTACTGGGCCCGGGACCCGGATTAAATCTTTCAATTTTTGAGGTTTCATATGTTAAAAAATTACCGGGCCCGGGACCCGGATTATCAGATGATTTAGGATAATCTCCGTATAATCTTTTTTCAAGTTCTCCGTAAGTTGCTAAATCAATAAAAGCAGCGCTTAAATTAGGACCTGATGTTAAAGAAGACATATTTATTTATTAATTTGTTTATAAAAAAATAAAAAAATTAATCTGAAGAAAAAAAAATAATATTATAAAAATACCTAAAGTATTTTATAAAAATGGTTTCGACATTTATAGCTGCAAGTGTTATTACTATAACATCTAGTGGAATATATTTATTATACAGAAAATATGTAGATTCAAGAAATTTAATACAATACGAGACCCAAGGTCTCGAATACGAAGAAATTAATGATATATATATTGATCCTACAATTGATGATTGGTTGTATGCTATCGATTAATTCCATTCATTTAAAAATAAGTATTCTTCCAAATATTCTAAGTCTTCGGTAGATGAACTACAACAAGTATAAGATTTACCAGCGACAGGATTTCCAACACAGCCAATACCACTTTCGTAAGTACAAACATTATCAGTAAAATAATAGTTATTTGTTCCAAGACTTGATGCACAATAATTACACATCCAAGAACATCCGGTTCCTTGTCCTACATAAAATGAAACGCATTGATTTGTAGGATTACCGCTAACAGGAGTGTTAGTTCCTAAAATAGCGATTAAGAAAGTAAGTAAAAATCTTGATAGTTTATTCATTTTATATTATATTAAATAATTTTTTAAATATTTATATATATTTTTCGTATATAAATATTTTTGTTTGTTTTTGGATTTTTTTTTGCTTTTGTTTAAGCGCCTATAATATGGGGAAACCGAGAGCACCACCACTGATACGAACAATGTTGTGATTAACACCGACAATGATAGTCTCATAGATTTGAGCAATACCAGCACCAGATGAAGCCAAAGCACCTGGAGCAGCAAGACTACCAGCAGCAGCAGCAGCGGTTTGAGCATTAACTGATGAACCGAACTGGAAGCTGACGTTAGTGAGCTTACCGTAGTTGGTTGAACCCATAGGGTTGGTGTTGACCAAGTCAAGAGTGTAGGAGATCATGTGATAACCAGACTCACGAGGGACTGAGACAGCGCTGTAGTATGGGACGACGAGGGAGAAGTAGTCAGAACCCATATTGACCAAACGAGCAGTGTTCTCATAGAACAAAGAAGTTTGAGCAATAGGATCAGTAGCAAGGACTGGAGTGAAGTTAACACCAGTAACAATTGGGACTGGAGAAGCAGCAGAGTAGTTAGAGTGCTCAGCAGAGTTAGTCTTGTTACGGATTGAGAACATCAATGCCTTGATGGAGTGAGCAAAACGAATATCAACGTTTTGAGCATTGTTAGGGTTGTAGTTAACGCGAGGAGCGGTTTGGACTTGCTCCATGAGGATATCACGAGCAGCCTTACCCATCTGAGAACGCTCAACGTTGGAGACGATAGCATACTCAGCCCACATATCACAGGTCAATTGAGGTGAGTTGTTTGACAAGTTGGTACGTTGACAAACATCAGAAACACCAAGAGCGAAGTTATCAATGATGAGGAGCTCATTGACATCACGGAAAGTGACGTAGTGAACCATCTCATTGTATGGAATAGCAGCAGTTGGGAGAGCAATACCAGTATCACGAGCATAGAAGAATGGGAGTGGGATGTTGAGGATAACTGATGGGAGGGTTTGAGCACCAGCTGGACCAACAACTGACAATGGGTTGTTAACCTCAGCATAGTTACCAATCATGTTATTGTAACCGTTAGCCTTACCTGCTGGGACAGTGAAAGCAGCCCAGAAGTCAAGGTAGTATGAATCCATACGCTCAGCAACGAGATCGTTGAAAGACAAGTTAATTTCCTTAATCAAGTTATGACCAAGGTTACGAGTCCAACGAAGAGAACAGTCAGCCAAGTTCCAACCATTTGGAACTGAAGCAAGAGTGACTGATGGAACATTAACACGCAACCAAGTGCGGATGAGGTAATCACCAGCACGTGAGATCTTGTGACCCCATGATTGACCGAAGCCAGGGGTACCACCGTTGTATGACAAAACGGTTGGGGCAACTGAGAACCAAGTTGCCTTACGAACCTTCTTAACGAAGTAAGTGACGGCTTGATCACCACCATACATGTACTTTTCAGGTTCATCATAAGTAGCAAGGTCGACAAATGCCGCAGTCAAGTTTGAGCTAGAAGTGTTAGATGACATATTGTTTGTATTTAATATATAGTCAAGAAAATATTTAAATTTTACTTTTTTTTTTATTTATTTTTAATAGAAAAATAAACAAAATTATTTCTTTTAGATTTTAATTTATTAATTAATTATAACTTAATCTTTATTAAATTTCCATATAAATCCTTTTAATTCTTTTTTATTTTTACAGTATAAGCTTATTGTATCTCTATTAATATTATTTTCTTTAGATGCTTCTGTTAATGATAAATATTCTTCAATAAACTCTCCTTCTTTACTATATTTATATACTTTTTTAGCACCTACTTTTGTTCTTATATATGGTTCTATTTTATCATTTTTTTCATATCTAAATTGATAATTTCCTCCTTTTTTTCTATTCTCATAACATAAACAAGACATACTAATTATTTTCGCATTAACTTTTGTCAATTTAGATGCTTCTTTTAACCCATTATATTCTCTTATATAATTTCCTTGTAAATCATAACAATATATTATATTTTTTCTATCTTCTTTTTCATATATATTTATTTTATACAATTTTTCTCTACTCCATTGATATCCTCCAGCTGATTTTGCTCTATTATTTAAACAATCACTTATACCATATTTATTTATTTTTGTAATAATAGAAGCTTCTACTCCACTATTAAAAGTTCTAATATAATTTCCTTCCAAATCATATTGATGAACTTCTTTCCTATTATCTGGAAAATTATAACCTCCATCTAATACATTATATCCATAAGGAGTTTTTGTATTATATTTTTTTATATATTCTATTTCAAACTTGTTTAAATCTTTATCAAAACATACTATTAAAAGTTTAAAAACAAAATTATCAAATCCATATTTTTTAAATGCTTCTTTTAATAAAGGACAACCTCTTTTTTTATCTAAATTACTTTTATGTTCTAACCATCTTAAATTAACATCATTTTGTCTAGTTTGACCTATATAACATAAATTATTTATTTTATTTCTTATTAAATATATGTAGCCCATTTTTATTTTTTAATTAAAAGAAAAGAAAATCAGTTTATTCTTCAGTTTCGGATTTATCTTTTTGTTTTGAGAAATCTATTTTAATTTTAACAGAGACTGGAACCTCATTCATTAATTTATGTTCAACTAATAATCTATAATATCTAAATATATCAAACGTTGGAACATTTAGTAATTCTGCTTCTTTAAAGAAATTCTTTAATTTTAATTCTGTTATTTTTTTCTCAGTTGTTAAAAATACATAATAACGATAAGCATACAATATTCCTCCAGGATTTTTAAATTGAATATATGGTAAAACATTTGATGCTTTTACTAAAAATGTAAATTCTGTATCTGTTATTGAGTATTTCAATTTATCTCTTTTTATAACTGTATCCAAAAATATTTCAGAAGGACTCATTGTTCTATAAGACATTTTTTTCATTCTTTGTGCTGTAAAAAAATCAACTTCTAATCCAGTTGTAAATCCACTTAACTGACCTAATACTTCTAACTCTGCATTCATTTTTGAATATGCTCCAAGTTTTTTAGCCATAACATAGTCAATTTTATCAGAAACATCTTCTTCACTCATTTTATATTATAAACTGGTTGGGAAAAAATATTTTTTTCCTAATATATTATAAAAAAATATTTTTTTATACCATTTATATTAAGTTACCAATGGTAGTTTCTCATAATTACAAACCTTTTTCACGTGTGAAAAAATCTAAGAAGATTTTAAAAGGTAAAAAAATTCCAGTCATACAGAATAAAAGGACTGGGAAAAGAAAACCAGAATCAAATAATTTTGATTGTATAGTAAATCTTACAAATCAAGATTTAAATCCCGAATTAATTGATTTTAAGAAAAAAATTATTAATTATATCACAAACATTTTAGATCTCTAAAATGAGACTTATTTTAAATAATTTTAGATGTTTTAAAAATCTTACGATTGATTTCCCTGAAAATGGAACTGTTTTATTATGGGGTACAAGTGGTATAGGTAAAACTTCCATTTTTAAAGCAATTAACTTTGTTTTATATGGAAAAGAAACTCGTCATGTTATTAAACATGGTGAAAAAAAATGTAAAGTAGAATTCCATTATACTGATAAAAAATCCTGTAAAACTTATTATATTATAAGAACTAAAAATCCTTCTCATCTTTCCATCACTCAACAAAACGAATCTGGAACCTCGGTGACTGGAAACAATGATCTTCGAAAATCGGAAGATGATGAAGCTCAAGAAATAATATATAAGTTATTTGGAAAAGAATTTATGCTTACAAGTTATATGGCTCAAAAATCAACAGAAAATTTCTTTAGTCTTCCTAATAATGAAAAAAGTAGTTTTCTTCAAAAATTATCTATAAAAGATTTTGATGTTGAAGCTATTCGTAAAAAAACTAGAGAAATTATAAGAAAAAGAAAAGATAAACTTATTGCTATTACTACTGAACTAAAAATTTATAAAGAACAAATTAGCGATAATCAAGGTTCTTCTGAACCGGTTTTAAAGTTAGATTTAAAAGGAAAAACTTTTGATGATTTTTTATTAAATGAAGAAAATTTAAGAGAAAAGAATAAATCTTCTTTAAAACAATTAAAAGAAAGATTAAATAATGCTATAATAGAAAAGAAAAATCTTGAAAGTTTATTTGAAAAGAAAAATAGTTTAGAATTATCTATAAAAGAAAAATATTCTATCAAAGAAGAATTTCAAAATAAATTAAATGATATACCTTATTATGACAGAGATCCGAAGACTGGTGATATAATCCAAATAGAAAAACTTTTAAAAGAAAAAGCAAACTTATTAAATTTAGAAAAGTTAATAAAACTTCAAAGTGAGTGTAAAAAAACAAAAAATGAATTTGAAAATTTACTAAAACTTGAATCTGATAGTATAGAAGAAAATATAACTAAAATAAAAGAATCTCTTAGTAAATTTGAAAATAAAATATTATCTAATGATCAGTATAATGAATATAAAATTTTATGTGAAAATTATAATAAGTGTATAGATATATTTGAACAATACTTTGAAGAAGAAGAATATAATCCTATTCCAAATATTCCAAAAATTTTTAGAGAATTATTAGAAACACTTGAACACGGTTTGCATATTGATAAAGAAGAACTTGATACACTAATTATAAAAAGAGATAAATTAGAACAAGAAGTTTATGATTATAAAAATAAAAAGTCAGATATTGAAAATACTATATTAACTCTTTCAAAAGATTGCGACCAAAAAATAAAAGGAAAAAATTTAAAGTGTCCTAGTTGTAATATATTTTTTTATGTTGAAAATCAAAATGTAATACAAATTAAAGATGATATAGAAGGTAAAACTAAACAA